GCTTCTCTTGAGTCATGGTGTTGAATCCTTGTATACACTCGTAGTGAGCAGGGCTATCCGACGCTATCAGTCGTTATCGAGGATAGTGTCGGGGACGGTGGTACCGGCCACGAAGTCCGGACGGAAGGCCAGATGGTCGAACCCTTCCGGACCGGTGAACCGAGCAGCCGCGGCAACACGACCGACGATCACGTCGGTAGCGGCCTCGGCCGGACGGAGAAGACCACGATTGGACTTCTCAGCGCTATCGGCCGCAACAGCGGTCAGAGGGTCGCCCGGAGCATAAGTCGCACCAGCACTCGTGTCGAACGCGGTAGACGAAAGCTCGAGGCTGTTGTCCATCTGGATGGTGCCGAACGGACCGACGAGCTCAGAGCTGGTCGGGATACCGAAGAACCCTGGGCTCTGCGGTCCACCAACACCACCGGCCGGCTTGTCGAGATAGCCATGCATACCACGGGTACGCTCGACGTCCGGCGAGTTGTTCTTATCGAGGCCGGACCACGCGTAGTACGGGAAGTTGCCCCCATCGGCAGCAGCCGCCACGAGGATTCCCGGGACGAGCTTAGTACCAGTGGTGAGCGACATCACCCGACCAGCAGTGATCGCAGCGACGATGTCGTCATCTGACAGCAACGCACTGTCAAGAATGCCGACGTAGTACGGCAGAGTATTGCGGTCGCCGAAACGGACGTCCAGCTTGTTCTGCCCCATAGAAGTCTGAAGAACCATTGATGTTACTCCTTAGAGAGACTTGGTGAAAACGGCTGGAGCGTCACAGACCGAGCCGAGCAGCCGCCTGCTTCATGTGCATGTCCCAACGCTCGTCGGCGGTGGGCTCTGCGGGAGCCGAGCTGTTATCCTCAACCACCACGCTTCCCAGTTTCGGTGCTTTGACGTACTGCGTCAACTGGGCCATTTTCGCGAGCGCAACCTTCGGGTCGCGGATCAGGCTGGCGAACTCGTCAGCCTTCTCCTGCGACCCCAGCAGGCCCGCGTTCATGAGGGCATCAGACGCCTGCTTCGCGAGCTGGCCGATCTCGGCCTCCTCCGCAGCAGCAGTCTTCTGATGCTCCTTCGACGCGTTGGCGGCAGCTTCCTTCGCCTGCTTGGCCTCGGACTCTGCCTCCTCCGCGTGCTTGTCAGCGGCTTCGGCATGCTTGACCAGCTGGTCGAGCAGGTCCGCCGCTTCCTTGATGATATCTTCGTTAGGCATCTTCGTGATTCCTTGGCTTACAGGTTACGGTTACTGCCAGCTAGCTGCAACCTTATTCAAGATGAGAGACCGGTACTTCGACTTCGCAGAAGCGACCTTGTCGAGTTCACCGGGGACCGGGGCGGCCATGATCTGCGCGAGCGCGGCATCATCGAGCCCCAGCTCCTCCTGGACGGCCTGGAGAGCCTGCTCCTCTTCGGGAGACTGAGGAGCATAGTCCTCGGCACCTATCGGAGCAACCTCTTCAGGAGCAGCAGGAGGGGCGGCCTCGGCAGGGGGCGGAACAGCGTCAGCCGGAGGGGCCTCTTCTCCGCCGTTCTCATCCTCACCGTTACCTTCTTCGTAGTCGCCCTTCTCTTCCCTCTCCTCCTTCTCTTCGTAGTCGCCCTCGTCACCAGTTTCCTTTTCGGCGAGCTCGGACAGCTCCTGCGCCAGCTTGAGGCCGAACGCATACCCCGCATTCATCTCGTCAGGATAAAGCGAGGCGAGCTTCTTGACGTAGTGCTCGCTCTCAGGGCCGACTTCGGCGAACGCCAGCTTTTCCTCGGGAAGCGCTTCGTAATCCATCGCGCCGCCAGCCATCTCACCGCCAGCCATCTCGGCACCACCAAGATCGGCTTCTCCCGCTCCGGCCATTTCGCCGCCCCCTTCAGCAGTCGCAGCCTGAACCATCTCAGCTGCCTCCGCGAGCTCTTCCTCAGAAACGGCACCAGCCTGGACCGCCTCCTCGAGAATCTGAGCGGCTTCCTCGTCACCGATCTCGCCAGCCTCGATCCCCTGCATGATGGCGTCACTCGCAGCGCCAGCCAAGGCCGCATCGTCTTCGACAGCGTCAGCAGCGGCCTTGACCTGAGGGTCTTCACTGACGCGCGCGGATTTTACCAGGAATTCCTGAAGCGGATTGAGCTCGGAAGAACCCTTCTTGTGGTAGCCGGGATTATGCTTTTTTCCCTTGCTGCCCTCCTCGTAATCACCTTCGTAATCACCATCCTTGCCCTTGTGCTTATAGCCGCGGGCAATCTTACGAAGTTCTTCGGAGAGCTCGCTGGCGCGCTTCTTCACACCAGCAAACGCGCCGCTATCCCAACCGGCCTTATTCGGGACGTCGGTCTCCTCGCCGGGGCCCTGAGGCCCTTCGGAACCGACACCACCCTCGGCGACGTGACCGGGCTCGGGGCCTTCTTGCCCGTCAGAATCGACGGCGTCGGCCATGTCCGAACTCATGTCAACCGCTTCGCCACTCGGATTCGTCTCAGCACCCTTATCGGTACTTCCAGCCGAGTAGTGATCGCGGTTGTCACGCTTGTTCGCGGCGGCCTGTTCCCCGGTCGTCGCAGCGGTGGTGTTGTCGTCCTCGTTGTCCATCTTACGGCTGGTCTCGCCGGCGGTCTTTTCCTCGCCGTTTCCAGCCTGCTCTTCCTGTTCCGCCTTCTCGAGCTCCTCGGCCTTCTTCGCGCCTGCACGCTTGATGAGGCCATCCAGCTCGTCCAGCAGGTTTCGACTCTTAGTCATGATCGTTCCCTTACGCGGTTAACGTTCTAATGAATCCTCAGAACGTAGCTGCGACGTTGCGAAGGATATCGTTCCGAGACTGGAACTGCATAGCGAATGCTACTTTATAGTGGTTGTACAGCGCTGCCAACCCCTTCGCTTCAGCCGTATCCTCGATCTGAGCAGTCTTCTCTGAAGGTCCGGTCACGGTAATCGAAATCACCCGCTTCTGGACCTTGTCAGGATGCATCGAACAGGCGCCCTCAAGCTCCTCGAGAGCTCGCCCGCTCAAAGTCATAGGGTCTTGTATGACAGGGACTTCCAACGATTTGACTTCGCTGTGATCGTCGAGGAAATCGTCCATACCATCGTGCTTCGCAACCGCCATTTCGCACTTCTCAGGCTCGGGGTGCCCGATCACCTCGGCGAAGTCACGTGGGCTCAGGAGCCACCCGTTCGAATGCAGGAATCCGAGCAACTGGTCGATTCCGTGGAGATTCGCCTGCTTTTTGAGCTCCGCAGCGACATTCGGATGGACGTCCTTCGGACGTGTCACCTGACGGATCGTCATCGGGATCTCTTTATACATCGCCGCCAGCGTCCGCTTCGCAGCCATCTTCGGATGCGTCCAATCGACGAGACCAACCATGTCAGCCAGTTCGTGGCCCCCGATGACTTCGCCACCAGCGGCAGCAACCTTCCGAAGCGTGTACGCGATCCGATCAGCCGGCTTGAAAACGAGGCTGAGATCGAAGTACTTCGGCTTCGGGTTCTTCATGTAGATCTTGGTACCGTCCTCCAAGACCTGTCCGAGCATCTTCTTGATATGTTCGCAATGATCCGAAGCCGTTGGCGCCTTATGACCACAATGAGAACAAACATCGAAATCCTGAAGAGAATTATGAACCGCGATGCCATTAATCACGTACGAGTTATCACTCTGTACCTCAATATTGTAAACGGGCTCGTCTACAACGTCTCGCGACAAGATATCACGGATAGGTGTAAGAATGAAATCATCTACACGCAACCTACTTCCGCCGCGGTGAGTAGTCTCCAAGTCTCGACAGGCCTTGGTCGTGTGCCTTGCGAGAACAGGGGTGTCGGTACGGGGAATGTAATCCGGAAGCTCTTCTTCAAGGTTCACGGGAGTAACCAAGTAGTCGCCTACCCGAAGATCCTTCGCAGCAACCCAGTCAGCGTCTAACGTAACATCAAGTTGATTAAGTTTAGACGGATCCACGCGGCGTGTTTTACGGCCCGTGTGAACAATATGCTCCTGACGCACTACAAAAAACGGGTGCTCGGCCGTAGCCTCAACGTCCTCAACCGTTCGGGCCTTCAGAGTATACAACGTGCCGGTATACGGGTCCTGATTAAAAACGTGTGTAATAGGTAGCCGATTACCTAAATGCGTCAATACCTGCTGACCTTCGACTGCGTCCTCTAACCTAATAACCGACCCGTCTTCGAGCGTCAGAAAGTGACCGGCCGTAAAGCAACCCATGCTCACAGGGAGATCTTCGTCGTTATCGACCTTTTCGATCTCACGGCGACACTTCGTATTATCGAGCCCGAGAAGTAACTCGATCCGAGACATATTCTCGTTATGCGCCGTAGCGATGATATCACCGACGGCCTTGAACGGATCATCATTCTGGTGGTGCCTGAAGACGTGACCGATGTCTTTGAACGTCCGATGCGCGGTCACATTATCTTCACGACTGAACCCGTCGCCGTTTCGGTTCGGGCCCCACAGCTCCTCGTCACCGACCGCGAGTACATGAATAACGGACTTACCAGGAATCGGCTTCAGGTCTCGAAGGAGGTCATGAAAGACTCCATGACTCGCATGCTTCCGCAACCATTGCGAATCAGCCCCTCCGACGCGATGAAGTGGCACCAACGACGCGGCTGGACCATCGAAACTAAACGACTGCGGAAGGATCAGTTTCGTAATCATTAGTCAGTCCATGCCTCATAAGTCTCAAGCGCACCGGGGACCATAGTTGCCGTCGGAACAACAGCAGCTCGCCCGACGCCTCCCCAGAAACTTCTCGGAGCACGTGCCTTCCGGTACGACCTCAGCGCACCGTGAAGCGTCTCAGGATCCGCTCCAAGAAAGCGCCTAACAGCTCTCGCGCGCTCTCCTGCTCCAGGAGTTTTCCTTCCTTCCTGTGCTGCGAGTTCTCCTAAGCCGCGCTCAAGGTTCTTCATGAACCGTACGTCTTGGAGGCCGGAAAGACCGGGAATGGTCCTTGCCGGGGCCTTCAATTTCTTTATCAGCGCCTGCTGTTGCGCACGAGGAAGTTGCAAGATCTCATCTATGCGCTTAAGTTTCGGATCAGCAGCGATGAGATTCAATATCGACCCCTCTCTGCCTCGAGCCCTTCCCAGCTCTTTATGCAACTTTCTGCGCTGCTCCAGCTCTGGAAGATCCGTCATAAGAGCCCCGAGCCTCTGATCAGGGGTCTTCGCCTGCGCGGCTGCTGTCTGACCTTCAGGTGTTGAGACCGCGGCAATATGCTTTCGAAGATTTTCGAGCGAAAGCGCACGGTCACCCGTAAAGAACGGAAACTTCTGAAGCGTCCTCGGAAGATACGAAGCGCCAGTTCGAGTTCCGGCACCGAGGTAAGCAAGACCGCCCGCTATACTCGGAGAGGTAACCGCTCCTTTCAAACGTTCTGCAGCGGTCTGCTCTGGCTCTTCCTCTCCACCAAAAACCTTTCTCACCCCTTCAGCGACCTTATCGGGGTGTTTGAGAAGAAAGTAAGAACCAAGCCCTACGGTACCGATCCCCGCCAACGTATAAAGAATCGCCTTGAGACGACGACTCTTCGCACGCTCCTCAGCAGACTGCGCCTCCTCGTCACCCACCTCCGCGGCAACTTTCATCTGCTTCTGAGGATCAGTCAGAACGTCGGCAGCGACCTCTGCGAAAGGCATGTTAGTCTCCTCCCACCCCAGCAGGCGTGCGCGGAGAAGCTCTCAGCTGGAGATCGAGCGGAACCGCGCCTTCGGTGGCCAGATGCTGACGCATGTAGCTCGTCAACGCCGCCTTTCCAAAGTTCGGATTCACCGACATCGCGGCGTTATAGGCTTCAACCACTTCCGGCATGCTATACCCGCCGACCACTGGGTCTTCCATCAACTCTTCGAGCACGGCACGAGCCTCGAAGTTTGCCATCTCCTGCGTCGCTTCCTGCGAAAGACGAGGCTCTTTCTTATCTTTTTCAGCTTCACCTATCCCAGCGATACCACGGATCCCCTCAACCGGGTCCTCTCCGAGACCGAGAAACTCAGACGGAGCTCTCGAGAGAGCCTCTTCCGCAGGCTGCGGGTCGAGGTCGATCTTGAAGATGTCACCAGGAACTCCGGTCGGAGTATCTCCAGCGATCTTCGGAGAAGCAGCTTCAGCCCTCTTCTTGATTACACTTAGCGCCGCTGACGCGTCGATCGCTTCTTTGAGAAAATTGTCCGCGCATACACTCTTCTGAACATACTCATTCGTCTTCGAAGTAATATAGAGCGGCGACGCCAGCTTCTGGGTCAAATCGGCACGCTCTTCCCCGAACTTCTCGAGACGACCGGCTTCGTAGATGAAATCGAGCGTCCGCCGGGACACGCCGGTTGCAGCCGCCGCTTTCTCGAACTCAGCGAAACGCGGCGCATCGACTCGACGAAAGCTCTCCGAAAGCGAATTAATCGCTGAAATGGCCTGATCACGTGCAGCGGCGTACTTGAGTCGCGCCTCTTCCACACCAATCCGATAGTAGTCGAGCTTCGCAAACGGGTTGGGATCCTCGTACTCAGCGAGCTTCGGAACCCCCTTCTCGAGGCCCCAAGCTGATCTCAGCGTCGAAACGGCATCAGGCTGGGACGGCTGAAGGCGGAAGTCCGAGTTCTCGCTATAAGAGGCGGCAGCTTCCTTATCCAGCTCCTCCTTGATATCGAGCGCATCATTCTCATGATACTTCTGTTTAGTCGTCTCACCCTTCTCGTCCTGAGGCCCGTACCGATCACCTGGGTCGTCCTCAGCATTCGTCAAAGGCTGCGTCCGAATCACCTTCACCTCTTCGGCGTCGGTAATCGGAAACTCCTCTTCTCTCTTCTCGGGAGAAGTCGTCTGAAGGTGCGCCAGCTGCTTCGAGTTATTCACCGCATGACTGACCAACGAGACTTCCTTCTCGTTCATATGATGATCGTCAGCGATCTTCGCAAGCGCCGGATTCGGGCGAACACCAACGTTCATCAGACCGATGCAGGCTTCAGCTGCCTTCATCAGTTCAGTATGCCGCTGGTCGCTCATAAGATTATCAGCCATCTTTGACTACCTCGTAATCGGCCTCGCGGGGCTCTTGTTTCGGTGCTTCCAAATTACGCGAATCAGTTGCATCCGCAACGGAGATACCGATCCCTGTAAAGAACGCGTCGACTGCCTTCTCGTAATCGGTATCCATCGATTTCGCGTCATCGTCTTCGAAGTTATCCTTGTTAAAGGCCATCCGCATGTACTCGTGAGCGATATCGCCGCGACTCCCATAGCTCAGCGCCGATTCGACCGAGTTCTTCATGAGCACGTCCCGAGTGATGCTCCTAAGCACCTCGTGAGTCTCAGCGGGGGCAAGCCCCTGTACCACCATCCGCTTGAAGAGGTCGAATCCGCCGAACCAAGCGAAACGATGTGCCATCCCGATCTTATCACCGGCGTGCGCACCTTTATGCGGCATCCCGTTGAAGACCGCTGAGCAGATCCATCCCGGGTGTTTCAGGCCTTCTCGGACATCAAAGAAGATATCGTGATAGTCCTGAACAACTTTCGGGTCGACCCAGTTATGCTCGCTAATCTCCTCGTTCGAAGCCCCTGTCAGCAGAAACCCTTCGAGAATCCCGCGGCGGTCCTGGTCTTCGACGAAAACATCGTGCGCTGCGAGTAGTTCTGGATACTCGTCACCGGCACCACGGTCGAAAGCACGCTTGAAGCGAAACGCACGTTGCGTCTGCTGATCGTCTTTCGAAAGACGAGCGAGGGCTCGCGTATCCGAATACTGAGAAAGCTCGGCAACTCGCGCCCAACGCCAGTCAGGGCGGCTCGGCGCTATCAGCATCGAATTACTTACTGTTTTCCTGCTCGTACGCGGTCGCGAACTTGTCGAGTCCTGCCTGATAGAAGTTCGAGTACTCGTCCTCGCTGAGGCCGAGATCCTGCGCGATCTTGTAGAACCCGAACTCGAACGCGTTCTCGCGATCGTTCTGAGCATCCTGCGCCAGCTTCTCAGCAGCCGCCTTCTTGGTCAAAGCCATGAATCTACTCCCTGTAAGGTTTTATGAGGTTATCGATTTGCGAGCTTATGAAAAGTCTTCGAAAGGATCGAAGCAGTTTTCGAGCTGTTCATCAACCCGCGCTCGCCCTGCTGCGGTGATTCCTTCTGGACAGCCGAAGAGACGGTCCCGTAATCATACCCGGAGTCGGTCCTCAACGGAGGGCCTCCTTCCCCTTCAGCGTTCTTCTCAAAGATCCGCCTGAGTATCTGAGCTGCGTTTTCCTTGCGCATAGGTTCCTATTTCACGACATTCCGCCTTCAAGAAGCGGAGCTGCTTCCATTCCGTAATGTTCGGGATCGCCAGAAAGCGTCCGTTTCTTCGCCGAGATGATCACATCTCCCAGCTGCTCGAAGACGGAACGGAGATTATCGATCAGCTCGCTGAGGTCGTTCTCCCCGTAGCGCTCTTCAAAGTCCTCGTAGTGCCAGTAGATCAGGAACAGCATCCGGCCGATACGGTCCATCCCGGAAACGATCGTCGGAAGGAACCGATCGACGAGATCGGTCGGGTTATGATTCTTGATCAACGACGCAAGCGCCGCTGCATCGAAGACATCCTTCTGACCCGTCTTTCCGGCCTCTTCAAGAACGGAGAACGTGTCCGTCTCATTATCCGGCGCTCCACCACTCCCGTACGGAGAGTAGTAGCGATAGAACTCACGGTTATCGATCGTCTGAGCCTGATTCGCCGTGGCATACGGGACCTGTGTCCGATGGAACGACGAGAGCAGCCCTCCAACATCGGTATCATCGACATCAGGAAGCTGAAGAAGCTGGGTCTCGGACGCTGCGACCTTCTTGATCTTGTAGGTACTCGGCTGACGCGAGGCTTCCTTGAGCACCAACTTCGCGTCATCGTCTCCAAGCCCCTGATCGACCATCAGGTGTCTGAAGGCGGCAGTCTTGTTCATCGAGTAACGACCGATCTCACTGTCGATCACGATCTGATCTCCGTCGTTCCACGACTTGAGGTCGCCCGCAACCTTATCGAGGCCTTCAGCAAGCGTATCGTAGTTTCCGAAATCGGTCTTGCTCAAGACAACGTCGTACTTCGGCGCGTTGTACTTCTCTTCCTCTCTCCGAGCCGTATTAAGGTCATCGTACTCAGGCTTACGAAGCGTGAAGTTGTTCAGCTTCAAGAAGTAGAAGTGTTTGTCATTGACGATGCACTTGTCCTTCGAGTACCGAGGATTCGACCCGCCTTCGGGAGCGACGATAATCGAACTGACGCGGCAGTTCGGGTCCTCCGCCGGGCGATTCGAAAACCCGGGGATCATGTGATGCATCCCGCTTCCGCCGAAAGACAGTTCCTTATACATATTCGGCGTCGGATTTCCGTTATTGCCGCGCGAAGCTCCACCTATCACGTTCAGTCCGCTATGGCCGTCGAGCGCCCTCATCTCATAGGTGTCATGCACGATGTAAATCGTCAAACCGTCGACGCCCTGGGTCGCCCCCTCGATACAGAAAGCGCCAGTCCCTTCGCCTTCGGTGCTCACGAAAATACCGGACTGCCCAGGGCGGGCCTCGCTCGCAGGCACCGCGTTATCCTCGAGCCAGCGGCGCAACTCTTCATCGCCGTAACGACGGGCGATGAACACACAGCGACTGTCGATCTCGCAATGCATATCGAATTCAGGGCAATAGACCGTGACCTCATTCTTCGACGATCCGGTCGGGGCGATCAGCGCCGGATAGACCGAACCATCGTACCACAGGACATCGTAGAGGCCGCCCTTAGTCGGGTTCTCGAGTACCTGCTTGATTTCCTTCTTGTACAGGATCGAACGAGAGACTTCCGGACGGTTATCGATCGCAACCTCGCCGCCTTCAAGAAGCGTCTCACGCTGCTCGTCGGTCAGCTGATCGACCCCCTCGTCCGTCATCGACGTAATGATCGTCACCGGCTCGGGAAGATCTTTCTCCTCGGCCGCCTGCTTCCGCTGAGGCTCGAGATCGAAAACATTGTAGAACTGATTGAACGCCTCCAGCATTCTCGGATGACGCTCCATCGCCTCCTTGAAGAACTCGGTCGCACCGGCCTCCTTGAGGCCCTGAATCAGGTTGAGTCTCGGGATCTCACGCTCCGAAGTCATCGCCGTGATCATCGCCTCACGCTGCTCAGACGCCAACTTCAGATTCACCGAGCCAGACCCGCCGGGAATGATCTTCAATCGGGTGTAGTTCGGGTAGTTGATGCCACGAGCACGACGGTCACGGCGGTCAGAATCGCCGAGATTCGCCTGCCGACGATTGATCACGTGATTGACCCAGCCCTCGGTAATCGGCATAAAGAGATCCGATTTCACCGAATAAAGCGTATCGAGCCCACGAATCTCTCCGTTCAGGAAGAAGATCGGGGCGTAGTAATAGTCGTTATCGACCTCGAAACCGAAAATCCCGACCGCGCGCTCACCGTCGTCCTCGGACTTCAGAAGCTGGAATCCGACCAGATAATCCAGAAGCGATTGGCTCTGGTCCCGGAGATGTGAATACGCCAGGTCGGAAAAGGTCTTCTCGAGAGCCGTCTCACTCGTGTTGGGCATAGTGATCCTACCGTTTCAGAAAGTCTATCTCTGCTGACCGTACTTGCCAAGCGTCTTCAGCTGCCGGCCGAGCACCTGCGGTGTCGTCAGAGACGGGACGTAACTCGTGCTCTGGACATCAGATTCGCGCCCTCGGTGAAGTGATTTCTGGAAGGCCGAAGCAGTATAAAAGCCTGAAAGACGGGTCCTCCAGTCCGGATCGTGGAAAATACTGTGAAGACCGCGGACCATGTGGGGCTCGAATTCGGGCGGATCCTGGTGACCGAACGCCTTCTTGATCTTCCACTTCTCGAGATCCTTCGCGATCTTCCGGGTCACCCGTGTTCCTGGCGTATAATGGAGGACCGGCTCCTCCAGGTAACGTCCTACGAGCTTCTTCGGTTCGAGTTCTTCAGCGTCAGCACGAGGCTTATAGCTGTAAGCCAAGTTGTTGAAAGGAACTACGTCATCGTAAATGTGCTGATCGATGCCGTCAGGGTCGGTCACACGTGCCCAATTTATCAGCCCGGCCGTAACAGCCTCAACGTTGCGTCGATGTGCGTCGACTCCCGAGGCATCGAGCGCCTCCTTGAGGTTCTGCATGTAAACCCGCCTCGCTTCGCCGATCCCGCGAAGGCGAACCAGATCTCCTGGGTGCGGCGTCCCATCGCTGAGGTCATCACCCTGCTCTACCTCGTCGCCGACCTTGACCGTCACGTTCAAGCCCGGAGGGATGTAATACTCGCGCTTCTTCACGCGGATATAGTTACCACCCTGCGGAGCTTCACGGACGTCTTCGACCAAGCCATCTTCTTCCGCGAGCGGTCCTGCCTCGGGAAAGCTCTCGGGAGCCTGGATGAGGCGATTGATGTACTCGAACCCAGATTTACTGACACGATCTGAAACTCCAGCGGAGTGCTTCGCCGATAAAGATCCCTGGCTCAATCGTTCGCCAACCGCTTGCGCGGCAGGGATACCGATATTGTCCCCCAGCTGATGAAGTCCTTCACGGGTACGATGTCCTGCCGCTTGTGCACTCACGCCCCCGTCCGCAGACGGCTCGGTCATGATCGAATGCACGAGAATGTCCTCGATACCTTCGTCCTGGAGGTCTTCGAGCGTCTCATCGTCGAGAACGGTTCCAGCTGTATACTTACCGACGTCCTGGGCGAGAACGGCTCCAATGTTATCTTTATCGTCCGTCCTCGTCGGAAGGCCCACTGGAAGGCGCGTCGCCTCAGGCTCGTCCCTCGTAACAACCTGCCGATGTGCAGCGTTCACGAGCTGTTTGGAGAGGAATCCAGCATCTGCCGTCGCGAGCTTCGTATTCAGCATACCTTTCCGCTGCCCGTAACTCGCAGCAAAATATTGCGCCGGAGTGAGCCCTTCGGCATATGAGTTCCATATCGGAACAGGAATGAAGTTATCGTTTTGGTCAGTCGCGAGTAAATCGGCCCCTCGGAGACTTGCGAGATTCGACTTCTTTCCACGCGCACCGCTTTCGATCTGAACTGCGAAAGGCGATCCCTCCGCTTTCGACTCTTCGTAAATGGCCTCCGTCAGATCGTTCGAAACCTTCATAAGCTCGTTAATAATAGCTTCGTTTCGCTCTTCATCATTGAGATCATCGTCATCGACGATCGCTCTGATTCTCTCTCTGACCGGCTGCAATATCGCTTCTTTCGCTTTCGATTTACGAAGCGCCGCGAGACTCACGCTCAGCCCCTCGGTCCATGCAGCCGTTTTTCCTACATTCGAAAGTTCTTGCAGAACCGCGCTGTATTTCTCCGGATGTTTCTTCGCGAGCTCCATAAACAGCTCGTGAACACCTTTTTTATCGAGACGATGCTCCTTCTTACGCATATCCTCAGGCAGCGCGTCATTAATAAGAATCGTACCAACAGTCGTGATATCAGCCATGTCTCACGAGCCTGAACTGTAATTTCGATAGCTCAACACCGCGCAGCGCCGCATATCCGAGGCGTACCGGTCCTCACCGACGAAAAGATCAGATTTCCCGAAAGAGAACTTCCGGAGAACAACCGTCAACGCAAAAAGAAATTCGGTGGTACCGACCCTCTCAAGCGCTGATCTCACGATCCTCTCAGCATCAGACCCAGTATTCACGTACAGATGCGTCGGATACTCATCGAAAGTTTCGAAATAATGCATCATCGCATCACAGGTTAATGACCTGAGACGCTCGATTGCTTCTTGCTCTACCGCACAGTCAGGCATGGGGCACCTCGATGCGGTCGATTTTCAGCTGCGCACACTGCCGTTCAAAGTCCTTTTCGTTCACATGGGAACAAACTATCAGATTTGCGTGCTCGTAAGCGAGCATACACGGGTCGCCGTTCTCAGTATGTACCGAGACCTGGGAGACCGGCATATCATAGATTTTCCCGTTCTCATGGACGATACGGACGATCATCAACCGTTCCTCATTGTGAATGCGCATTCACCGTTCGACCGGATCGAAACGCTGTGTCACGGGAGGGCCGCTCGGCTTCATCTCCGGGAACGGGAGACCAAGCCGCTTCGGAGGCTTATGGTACCTCGAGAGGTCAGACTCGGTGCCGAACGGGTCTGCGAACGTCATCGCAGCTGCACCGAGACGGCCGCCAGTCGGGCCGCCTTCACTCAAGTACCGAACCGCCTGCGGATCAAGACCAGTGAAATCGTGCGTGCGAAGACGTCTCTGAAGCTCCTCGGGGCGGTTCACGAGCCGCTGAAGGTCGCGGCTGCCAGTCTGCGCAGCGAATCGCCGCACATCTGACATGACCTGACCGCGCATCATATTCGGATCCATCCGGTTGATCAGGTATGAAGGGTCGACATGAGTCTTCGAGGCCATCAGACGAGGGCTTTGCTGGGCCTTCTGTATAACGCGGTCCAGGAGGCGGTTATCGCCCGTCTCGAGCGCCCGCTCAATGAGGCCCCGTGCCCTCGGGCTCTGCTGGTGCGCTGCCGCGAGTAGCCGCATCGTGTCAGACTCGCCCATGCGGGCCATCGTACTCGCCGCGGTCTCCGCGAGCTCACTTCCACGAGGTCCACGCACCATCGTTCGTGCACGGCCGCCGCCAGCGACTGCCGTCATCGCCGCCCTAATTGGGAGACCCTGCTGCCGAGCGACACGGGCGGCTTCGAAGATATGCTTCCGATCGACGAATCCGCGTTTCGCCATCTCGTTCAGCTGGGATGCGTAACGAATCGCTCTCGTCGGATTTATGAGGCCACCAGTTGGATCAACCTCGTTTACAAGCGTGAGCGCCTCTCCGAAGCTCGGCGCAAGTCCCGCCTGAACGAATGCGTTCGCAGACTGCGCAGCGTTTACCGCTTCCCGCATTCCCGCGCCAGGACCGCCTCGCTCTTTCGCATACTGTACCGCATGCATCGCGATCTGGGCAGGGACTCCTCTGAACTGCCCTTTATTGTAGGACTGCTGAAAATCCTGAACGACGTTTCTAAATACGTTTGGATCGAACTCACCATTATTTGCGACGTAAGTCGCCTTCACCATCGGTGAGAGGTCAGAAATATAACGAGGATCCATCGTCGAAAGAACCGTCTGAATCTCGGGAACGAACATAGAAAGCTGCTGAACGAAGTTTCCAACAGCTCCGGCGGGAAGATGGCGGATCTCCTCAAGAGGAAGCTCGATACCAAAATTCTTCTCAACCTGCTCGTCCAACGTTGAAATGAGGCCCTGAACACTCGCACCGGTCGTCTCGAACTGACGCTGCATGACCTGACCCGTGACTCGTGCGATCTCTCGAGCATCGGCCGGATTCGCCCCGTAAGCGATCTGATACGGCTGATGAAGGTCAACGCCGGCCTCGCCTGCGACAGACTGAATGTAAGGCATCGCGACGCCCATAATCAGCGCGCCGATTGAACCAGCTACCGCCTGGGCGCCTCCTACCGCCGCCTGCTGCCCTGTCACGAATCCAGGCGCTGCGGGAGGTCCATATGCGAAATCCGAGGAGCGCTGCCCGTGCTGCAAACGCTGCTGATGAGCTTGCTGCAACATCCCCATCGGGTTCCACATCATCCCAGCGCCACCTACCGGTGCGCCCTGGTACTGAGCGGACTTACCAAAGGCGAACTTCCCAAGCCTCATAGAGAGTAATAACCAGTAGGAGTCTGCCGAGAAGTCACCGCCCCTGCCCCCTCCGTCGGGGCCGTCACGCGCTGGCCGGGCTTCATTCCACGGTTCTGACGCCAAATATCAGCGGAGGACTGCGTAGTCGTAGGAGTCTGCGTAGTCGTAGGAGTCTGCGTAGTCGTAGGAGTCTGCGTAGAAGTCATCGCCGTTGCCCCTCCAGCAACCCCAGTACGATACGCTTTACTCGGAGCCGTCACGCGCTGGCCGGGCTTCATTCCACGCTTCTTACGCCAGATATCGGCTGAGGACTGAGCGTTCTTAACCAACAGCTGCGTGAGCACCGCAGCCGTCTTAGTAGCGGCACGACGAGCAGCCGCCGTCTTGAGGGCCTTCGTAACAATCGATGCCGAGCCCAGCTTAAGTGGACCATTAATCATGCCCGGGCTAAAGCCGGGCTCACCGGTGATAGGTCCCGGCTGAGCCTCAGGAGGTGGTTCTTCCTGCTGTTGATCGGCCTGCTCCTGGCCGTCCTGCTGCAGGTCCTGGGCACCCTCTTGCGGCTTATCCTTCTTGGTCTTACCGACCATGTCCAGCGTCCGCTCGACGATATCGAGCGTCTGCTGCTGGATCTTCGCAGCCGCCTCTGCATCTGCCGTAGAAAGACCGTCACCCCCGCCCTCAGGGGCGGCTCCGAGGTCCTCCGGAAGCGTCTCCGGTGGCACATCGAGCCCTTCCTCCCCCGGCATCGGAGGAAGTGCAGCCATAGGGTCGGCCGGAGGGGCACCACCCGCAGCGGGATCCATCGGAGCTGACGGATCCATCGGTCCTATACCCGGGGGCGGAGGCGTCCCGCCGGCGCCGCCAGGAGGCAGAGGCATCCCTCCACCAGGAGGCATCATTCCCGGAGGCGGAGGAGCGCCAGCGCCGGGACCGACCGGCATTCCGCCGGGTCCGGACGCCTGCTGGCCGGTTTTCTCCGCGGACGGCCCCATCGGAACGAAGGACCGCTTGTAGAGTTTCAGCTGTAACGGTGTCATGTACGTATCCTATTCTCGAGTAGCGACAGTACCAGATGGACAATCACGCAAGAATACGGATCGGCGTTCGTGCGCTGATCTCTCCTCGCGCATAGGCCTTTCGAGCCTCTTCTTCGTTTGCGAACGTTTTTACCTCTTCCTTCGGATCCGGCATGCTCGCAAGGAAGAGTCCGGCCAAATAATCCTGATTCGGCTCGAGGTGCGTCTCGAAGGTACCTGTGAAATAGAGGTTCTTACTCGGCATGAGCTTCTCTTTGACCTCATCGACCGAGTCAGACGAAACGGGAACATGGATGTTCACCGTATCCCCGTCGTAGTCACCTCCCAGCCCCTTCAAAGTATGGTAGGGCATACCAATCGCGTCATCGTCCCTGATCTTGCCCCAAGCGCCTACGTAGCTGTAGCGGTGCAACGACGGGGCGCGGTTGTAAACGACCGGTCGCTCCGCCATTTCTTCCTCAAGCGCCTTCCTGGCAACCGGGGTGCGATCCTTAACCGCCTTGAGCGAGTCACGAGCAGAATACCCGTAGCGACGGAGTCGACGCATCGTAAACGGTTTGAAGATATTCCACGCCATATCCTCAGGAACACCGACCTCGTCCATATCGAGGTTCGAGTCGGCCGTAATAACACCGCGCCCGACTGTATCGACCGCACTTCCTATCACCTTACGCTGAAAGGTTGCCGACTTCGGACTATCGCCGATTCCAATCGCGTAGCGAAGAATGCCCTTCACGCCCTGATCGACTGACTTCGGATTCACCGGTTCACGCAACCCCGCGACGGATTTCACCGCATTCATCATCGTCATATATTCGTCGTCAGCCTCTCCGAACACCTCCTGAGCATCGTTATAGTTCTTCTTCGCCTCTAACAGGTCGTGATAGAGGTAGTTCAAGTCGTGGACGATGTCGATATTTTTCGCCTTCGAAATCGGGCGGAAACGGGGAGGGATCACCGGGATCTTGCTGATCATCAGATCTTCTGGATTGATCTCCATCTGCTTGATACCGGTAAGATAATTCAGCTTCTTCACCGCCTTGTCACGACGCGTTTTCTTTCCGGTGCGAATCTCCTCTTTCGCAAGGCCGATCTCTCGGTCTACATCAAGACTCTTGAGCGCCTTCTCGACCGCGTCCGGGCCAGTTTCGCCGTGAAGCTCCTCCTTCCCGGAGAGAACATTTTCGAACTGCTTACCGGTCAGACCAAGCACCCGCTGGATCGGCTCGACGAAAAGTGGATGTGGAATCTTTCTCGGAAGCGTGATCTTCGAGAACCGAGTCCCTTCCGCTCCACCAGTCGCCGTCAAATCGAAAAGACCACCTTTGATCGGGCGCATCGTTTCGAAATCAAAAGTGCCGGGACGCTCAATCTCATGCTGAGCGATCTTATCAACGTCCTGATCAAGGAGCGGCGCGAGACCGGTACGTGTCCCTTTTTCACGAAGATTGACCCCAGCTGCTCGAAGCTGCGACTTGAACATCTCATTCGCAAACGAAACCGTTGGCTGCAACGGGGTATCACCCGCCTTTAATGCTCGCCAGTACTCGTCGTTACGCTGCCCACGAATGAGCTTCGCATCTTTGAGAAACTCGGTAGCTCCGGCTGAGAGCAAGCTATGCGCGTCGAGAAGCCCAATCCGCTTGCTGCCTTCTTTCCCGCCTCGGGCAGGTATTCCTTCAGCGGTGTAACCGCCGGTATCACGGCTGCTGATCTTCGCTTCTGCAACGTGGTGTAGCTTCATCAGATACGGGATTCCGGTGAACATATTTTTGATCTTCCGGTTATCCCTCGGATCGGTGAGTACGCCAACGTCGGTTATATTGCCTTCGTCATCGACACTTACGACCCCATGCTTAACTCCTTCGCGAAGCGCATACTCCACAACGTCACCGGAATTTCCGAACCCCTTGATCACGTACGGCTTGCCCGTTTTTTCTGAGATCTTTCCGAGAATAGCTTCAGCAAGCATGGAAGGATTGGTCCGAGAGATCACTCCGAGACTATTCGCAATCACCTCGACCGGTCGACTGTCGTCGTCAGTCGGCATTTGCTCATCAGGTCGAATCTCTGAAATTACACCCTTGGCCCCGTACCGCGAGGTATTGCCGCTCCAATGAGCCTTCCCGTTCCTACGCGTATAAAGTATATGATTCCTCTCAAGAGTTACACAATGCACCTTTCCCGTGTAATTAACCCATCTCTCAGACTGCCCGCGCTGGTGCCTCGTATGGCTGTGATTAATGGTAGGATTCAGCTTACCCCTATACACGCTTACGTCGTACCGTGTTTTAGGAATAGTGACGTCTTCTCTACCCGGAAACTTGAGAATACACGGCTCTCTATTAGTAGCTTTTACCTTTCCGGCGTATCCGATATGAAGACAAAGCCTCTGAAAGTCGTCGGCGAGATTTTTAGACGTAGTCACATAAGAAGCGCATGTAGCACTATAGTGCCCATCTCCAAGCATCATCCATTCGAAGAGTATTTTAAGGTCCTCACTGCTACACGAAAAAACCCAGTTGGGTATATATTTCTCGTGGCACTTTCCAAATTGCTCAAAATAATTAAGCAACTGACGCCCGTAAAGCCGGAACTTAGTCTTATTACGAGAATACTTAATACCGTGGCTATCCAACACGTGCTTTATTTTGATTATATTACTTTCTTTACACTGAGTTATGTCTATACCGTAGCTCCCGCTCTTCACGTGTTTAAATACATTCCCCTCAGACAGAAAGAGGCCTAACAGAACGAAATAAGCCTGTATTGATATTGCCTTTTCAGGAATAGTGCGATATGAGTTACCTATTCCACCGTGTTTAACCTGACACTCAGGGAACACGATGTGACTTGGAGACTCTCCTGCCCACCTCCCAGAGTTTTTGAGACGATATGTCCTTCCGAACAACTCTCGCGCCTCAAAAAGATGATAATCGAGATCCTTCTTATCCTTCTTTTTAGAAGCATATACTTTGTGGTCGGGAGTAACGCACATCGACACCTGTGTAGACTCGACCTCATACATTACGTCATCGTGATCGAAAGAATGTATTTCCACCGGACGAACGTACTCAATTTCATCCGTATCCGGGTTTAGCGAGGCTATCAGATCAGAGTGTAGTGTCTTTGAGACGGGTATCCAGCCGCGCTGTGTAAGTATTTCGTGGTCAGGGCTATAGCACAGTTTGTCGCCCGGCTTCATCGCCTCCTTTGATTTGAGCGTAACCTTTATCCCTTTACGCCCCTTCACCACGTCCGTCACTACGCCCGGCGAATGATGATTCCACGTCTGCGTTTTATCAGCGAAAGCATCTCTTGGCGAACGCATCAGCGCCCCGACACCTCGCTTCTTTTTCTTCGCAAAACCGAGAACAACCGGGTCTCCGGCGTTTACCGTTGCTCCTTCTCTAATGACCCCGTCATCATCCAATCGATCGAGCTGCTCGGGACCCCACTTATCAGCGTATATCGAAACGTACCGCTTCTTATCCGTCGATTCGAGATCCTTCAAATCGACGTCATGCTTATAGAGATGCTGCGACGTGAGCTTCTTCGCTGCCGACTCCGAAATGACGAACGCGTCTTCGATCGTATTGCCTTCTGCGATCGCAAATGCGGTACGAAGATTACGCCCTACGGCCGCAGTCCCGTCGTCGCTCGTAAAATTTGACTTCGCAACGAGATCACCCTCCTTGATCCGCTGACCCTTCTTCACCGTGGGCTCGTTATGTATCATCGTCTTACGAGCAGTCGGATAGTTGTTGTAAAGGTCGATACGACGCTTCTTGCCGTCATCGGCCGCGAGCTCAATGAAATCGGGAGAAATCTTCGTTACAACCCCTCCGACCGGAGAAACCCGGGCACCAACGACCGGGCCCATCTGTTTATGAAGGCTAGTCCCGTCCTTCGACGCTGTCTGCACATAAGGCGCTTCAGCCTCTTCCAGCGGAAGAGCCTGGGAGGTCATACGCGCGCCCATGAGCAGCCTCTGGCCCTTGATCGACTCTGGAAACGGGATCATCGCGGTCGCCCGTGACATCATGTCATTCGGACTCGCAATCTCGTAATCGACCTCGTCTTTCGGGACGTAAACGATCTTATCGCCTTTAATCGCCGGGATTCTCTTGGTATCGGACGAGAGTTCGCCAGGGAAGGTGACGATCTTCGAAGAAAGTGTTCTCGCAGACACAGTTTCAGTCTCACCGGTCTTGAGATTTCTCACCTCGGTATAGAGCTGGTTGTCGTCGCCCTTCTGCGCTGCATCGGTCACACGCAGATCCAACCCGAGTCTTCCCGACTCCGGCCCTCTCCCCGAGTCGATCAGACCTGCGTAACTCGCTTGCACACCGCGTGCCTCGCGGCTCACAGCCCTCTCTGAGCTGATCCCGCCCTCACCGAGTCGAATGATCCCCTGCCGTAGGTCGTGAATCTCGAACGGGTTGATATCCTCTGCAGCGACCGCGAGACCGGAGCCTTCGAAAATCGAAGAGATGTTCTTATTCATCAGCCCCGACTGGACCTTCGGAAGCTTCTTCTCTCGTGTCGCCCTCCAGAGGAGTTTACGCAGCGCTCCTACCTGATCTTTCTCGAGCCGTTCCCGTATGAAATCCTCGGCAGAATGAATCGACTGGAACGCCTGCGAATCGCGGTTATCGCCGTCAGCAGTCCCGCGACTCACGTTCAAAATCTTGTTCGTCACCTGAAAGAGATGCTCAGGGGCGACGTTCTCAGCTCGCTCCCCCATCGTGATTTCCATGACGTCCGGATCGACCTTCGACTTCTGTACCGACTCCTTTAATACGTCAACGAGCTGATCATCCTCGACAGTCACCCCCGAAGGTCCGAGCTTCTTCACGACCTTTCTCAGGTCTTTGTCGTCGCTCCCGGATTCACGTCGATAGTTCTTTTTGAACAGCTCGTCACCCCACGCCTCTCGCATCGCGTCATCAGTGATACCCATCGCACGAAGAATCGGATAGAGACGGGTGGTCGACTGGCCGATATTCATCTTGAAAAGACCGGACTCTGGCTCGAGCTCGATACGGAAGGCGCGACCACCCTTCACATTGAACTGCGCCTCTATTCCGCCACTCTTCTTGTGACGCGTATACACGCCGGGTCTCAAGCGGGCCTGGTTCCGCGGAACCCAGACAACTCCTTTTCGGATCACCATACCACGACTGTTGAGGTGTGGCACGTGTGCGAGCGTCGTCCGCTCCTCACCAACTACGTCTCCGGTATTCTGATCAACCAGACGAACCGTGCCCTTAAGGGGGCGATGAAGCGACCCGCTCTGCAGAAGCGCCTTCTTTTCGTCGGAGATCGAAGGCTCGAAATCAGGGGTGTCGTAATCGACGTCAGCTACTTCGATTCGGTACGACGCGTTCTGAATCGGACGAAGATTCTGGAACGCACTCCGCGCGGACTCGTAGATAGCCTTTCGCTGTTGTTCGATGTCATCGAATCGACGCAGCTGCACGGGCTTCGCGGCCGGAGTCGGCGGATCGAATGGAGCCGGCCCCAGTCCTGGGCGAGCGTGATCAGGGGACCAAGCCGTAAACGGCATAACGTCCTCTAAATCCAATTGGAGGTGCTACGGTTTCTCGCCGCCTGTACTGCTGGGCTCCCGGGCGTCCTCACCCGCTCAACAGGAACGAAGCGCGGCTGGATACGCTCCTCGTCCTCCTTTTCTTCTTCGTCGCCTTCTCGCAGAACAGGCACCATCGTCATACTCGGACGCTGCGGAAGTCTCCGAGCAAGCATAGACTTCAATGCGGTCAACTTAGGAGACGCCTCAGCAGACCGCTGCAAACGATTGTAAGCGGCCAGGCCCGCAAGAACGCCGCTAATACCGAGGCTCCCGCCAAGAATCACCGGAATGTCCTTCAGGATCGCTTCTTTCTTGAAGTACTTGTCTTCGGCCGCCTTCATGTAACCGAAGAGCTTCTCGTCATCACGATTAGACGGCGATTCCTCGAGGATACGGCGTATCCGCTTCTTCACGTCTTCGACATCTTTCTTCGCCGCCCGCTTCCGAGCAGCATCGATAAGCGTATCGGCGAGATGCCACCCGCCGACGGTCGAAAGGGTTCCAAGACCGAGAAGTCCAGCGGACCCCAGCAGTCGTGAAATACCTTCCTTCTTATGAGCGCCTTCTTTCGAAAGCATCCTCCGAACCTTGACGCCGCGCTTACGCAACTCCTCGGCCTCCTCTTTAGAGACCTCGACCGGAACCTCAGAGAGCGCCGCAAGAGGGCGCGCTATCTCCACTGGAGACTTCGTCGGGCCACGTCTTCCAAGGTCGAAGAGGTTCTTCAGTAAACGAGCCCCGCCTCCGAGCGCCGCACCGCCGAGAGCAAATACAGGGATGTACCCCGGGTCTGTTGCCCACTCGTGGGCAGCCGCTTTCTGCATACTACTTCCTATGCGCTTTCAGGGAGTCTATAATCGAACTCCGCCCAACGCAAGAAAGCGATATATGTGCCCCGCTCAGAATTGAAGTCTATCCGGTCCTCGGACTTCACCGCGTGTCCGTCTGTAATCTTCTGCCACGCTTCCTGATAATCCCTGGCGTCTTCCGGTTTCGAGAGATCGAAGATGCGCACTTTCACGATCCAGATCTGTTGGAGCTTCTTCTCGTCAGGGTCGTCGGGATGAAAGAGCGGCGTCTCGCGTCCGTTCGGGACGTTGATCTTCGGTGCCGGCTTATGCCTCGCTATCGGGACTCCGTGCGGAATCCGAAGCGTTTTCGCCATTCCATCGCGCATGGCCGTATACTATCTCTGTTCCCGCCTTTCCGCAAGGAGGCGTTTGAGTGCCCGATTGCGTCGCTCGGACTTCAGCCTATCGAGCTGCTCCTCGAGCAACGCCTTCTGGACCTGAATCTCAGCTAACTCAACCTCATCCTCGTCAGGAGCATCGGCCGCCCCGATCGCAGAGCCTACGATCTGACCGCCGCGAGCCGCAGCTCCGGCGAGACCTCGCGGGATCGCCATCACCGAGCCGGGAGAGATCGGTACCGTAGGGATCGGCCAGAAAGCAGACTCCTTCGCGAAGTAACCGACGTCTCGCGCCGCCTTCACGAAACCGAAACGGAAAGCATGCGTCCGCTCCTCTTCTGAAGCTCCACGCTTGAGCATACCTGAATTCATAAGAGCTCCTAATCCGGCACCTGCGGCGCTCAGTATTCCTTTGTACTCGGGATCGACGTTCATCGCATTCGCTGCGCCTCTCGCGATACCATATCCAGCCGCTGCCCCAATCGCACCGCGGAATACGTCTCCGAACGTCATTCCCCGACGAGGTTCCGGCTTATCGATTTCGCGCTGGACGTCTGCAAGCGCCCGCGCTTTGCTCACGAGCGACCGCGAGGGATCGCCAGCAACACGCCGTCGGTAATCCTGTACTTGAGCGAAATCAGCTGCACTCGAATACGGCATCTATCGATTCCAAAGACCTTGCCACTGCGACTGGATCCACTGATTCGCCGACCCGAGCGCACTTCCGAGGTTCTCCTGAACCGTCGACTGATACCCGAGATTAACGTCGCGACCATACTTTTCTCGCAGCGCCTGCTCCTGCCTGTTCGCAAGCTGACGCATAATGAAATCAGTACCGCCGATCCGGTGAGCCATCTGATAATCGATGAGACCTTGCTTCACCGTCTGTGCAGCCTCCGGTCCATGGGTCTGACGTATATTTTCAACAACCTGTTGAGAGTTCCCGAAAGGTATGTTTTCTTTCGTCTGCGGGTCGGTATAGGACGCACTCTGAGCAATTGCATTCGTTACAAGATCATGGTGCGGATGATCGTCGCTCAGAAGCGCTTTTCCACGCTGATACAGGTTATAACCGCCCGCACCGATCGCTACCGCACCGAGAAGGCGGGCCACGTTGTTATTGAAAAACATCATGAGAAGGCCGGCCGGAATCAAAAGATTCTTCCAGTCGGACCCAAGCCATTCCTTCGTAGTATCCCAAAAAGACTTATTCTCCGCCTTCTTGAGGCTCTGTTCATGCCGCTTCAAAAGCTGACTCCGGAATGCCTTCTCCGCCTTCAACCCAAGAGGTTCCGGCTTTTCCGTCACCTCAGCCGGACGGTCACCAGCAGGAGGCGTCTCGTCAGTGGGGACTTTCGGCTTATGGCCGTTCTCCCCCTTCGGAGGTGAAGGAATCGGCTCCTGACCACCTGCAGGAAGGGGCACTTCGATACCAGGAGCAGCTCCGGTCCCGACCGGGCGCCCAAGAAAATCAGTAGGAGGAGGCGTAGCCTTGGTCGTAGGAGGTTTCGTAGTAGCTGTACCAGCGCCCGGCGCACCTACCTGGGGACCTCCGGAAGCCCTTCTCGCTTCTATCGAAGGAGTAGGCGCCTGAACACCTTCCTGAGCAGGGGACCCAGATACAGTATCCTCGGCAGGACCACCGATATTCTTCATACCACGCGCAATAGCGTCGCGAGCGAACGAGCCAAAACCGGGGAGAAGTGCCATACTAAGGTCCGTGTTCCACGAGATCGAGCGGACCTGCGTCCGCGAATACATTCTGCGCTGTAGAACCCTGGACGTCAACGGACGGGGGCTCGAACTGACCTCTGTAATCACTCAAACGCGTCTGCGGAAGCGCCTTCTGCTGCTGCGGCCCCGCCGGAGGGAGATGCCGAGCCTCGGAGATCGCTCTCCTGGTACCGGGGGTAAGCTGTCCCTTGCGCTGAAGATGCTGCGCAATCTCAGCACGAGCCACCCCCGCCGGTATCGTAGGCCTTCTTGTCGGAGAACGGCGGCCTCGACTCCAGTCGAGTACCCGTTGCGTCAGCTTCGACTGCTGAGCGTGACGGAGGTCCATCGCCTCTTGCTGCTGACGGTCTTGTCGACGACGGGCTTGCTCCCACCTCTGATATTCCTCCTCAAACTCCCGGTCCATTTCGCTGAGCCGTCGCTCTGTTTCAGCGCTTCGCTGTGCCCGCTCTCGCTCACGGAGCTCCTTCTGATGCGCCCTCCCCAGCTCTCTCCAACGTCGTCTCCGAATCTTATGCGCTCTCTCGCGCTGCTGCTCCATGCGATGACGAAGCGGCTGCTCCGTACGATCAGTGAATCGTGCAACCAACGGTCTTTTCTCGGGATCTACTCTATAAGGAAGAAGATTACTCTCGCCCTCGGGAGTTTTCGAACCTTCCTGAAGATAGGTCATCAACTCTCTATTCGGATAATATGTCGCCGCTACGACGCCTTCTACCCCCTCGCTACGGAGTTTCTGCTGTATCTCGGGAGTAACAATAGTACCTGTCGGAATGTTTCCACTGGGCCGAAGGAGCTGCTTCCCAAGAGCATGTCTCGTAGGTACTATCTGCTCGTCGACCGCATCTAAAAACATCCGAGAAAATGCGGCAGGCCCCATCTGATGCAGAAGTCTACGAGCATTTTCAATCGTCGTTACGTCGTACGGGTGGTGGCCTTCGAGTATATGAGGCAGCGCTTCATCGAAGGCGTGAGTGTGATAAGCCTGACGCTCCGCCTCAGTAAGCTCCGTCTGAAGTTCTTCCGAAGACATCCCTTCAATGCGTGCACGAAGCGCAGGGTCAGCAACGTACCCGGGACCGGCGCGTTCGCCCTCCGCTATACGGAGGCGATTGAGCGCAATCGTCGCGCCCATCCATTCGGCACGAATGGGATCGATCCCCGGCATGATATCCGTTACATCTGATGCGGCTTGCGCAGTCATCTCCCGGAAGTTCTCAGTACGCTCAAGTTCCTGAAGAATCTCTTCGCGGGACTTCCCCTCGGGCCCAGGGGCACCCCACATGGCGGCAAGTCGCGCTCGAGCCTGCTGCGGGTCTCCTAAACCGGTGACTCCTTCACCGATATCCCGCGCCGCACGTCCAGCCCTCTCGTACCAAGGAAGATCTCTCTCTTCTCGATATATATCCGCTATCCGCTGCGAGACCTGCTCACGAGCCCCCGGCTTCATCGCATGATAGCCTTCTGCACCCCCTATCACTCCTCTTATAAGAGGAGAGTATTTCGCGAGAGCTTTCCCAAACGCAGCGGCTCCTCTCCCAGCTTTTCCGGCCGCAGTAAACAGCCTTGATGATCCACGCGGAGCCGCTTTCGCCGCGGCTCTCGCCCTCCGGAGAGCATTCATACCGACCGCCGATTCAGCTATTGTCGACGAAATCTCGGCGCCCAAACGTGCCGATCTCTCAGCAGTACTCTCAGGGGGAACTACCGCGATAGTCTCGACCCCCTTCTGTTGAAGCTCGCTCCTTATCTCAGGAGTAACGGTGTCGCCAGGCCTATAGGGTGTCCCAGGGATACCTCGTAGTAAAGTTTGGCCTTCAACCCCTGGGTCAGAGACGTTTCTAGCACGCGCTTCCGCCTCGGTTCGGGTACGCTGAATAGCGGTTGGCCCGAGGCCAGAGTGCTCGAGCCCAAATCGAATCCATGGATATTGTATAGGAGAAAGACCGATCGCAAAAGATTCAGCGAGAAGCTTTGTCCCGTCGAGACCAAGCTCTCGCATAGCCGATACTTCTTTCGCGGTCGTCTCGTAATCAGGGGCGAAACCTTGCGACTTCTCGACGATAAGTCGTTCACGGTTATTCCGAAGCTGACTCCGAAGACCTTCAATTTCCTCCTCGCCAGCCCCCGACATCAACGCGTTATTGAGCTTCGCCTGTGACTCATGAACATTGATATGCGCTTCCAACTTGTCCACATGTGGCTCTATCGCCTCGGCAATGTATTCGCGAGCCTTCCCTCCCGAAACCTGATCGAGCGTATAATGTATCGCATAAGCGTTCGGTCCCCACTCCGCAGCCTGTCTCGTAAGCCCCTTTATCGGAGTTCCTACCACCGCTAAGCTTCCGAGCAGGTCGAGTCCTTCTATCTTCAGCGCATCGTTAACTTCATCGATATTTTCGAGACCGGTCGTCTGACTAGTCAGATACCGTGCAGCTCTCGCGAACTCTGGATCTCCGGTAATCGCACTATAAGCGCTCACGGTCGGAATAATATGCTCAGAATTCTCCATAAGATAATTGGTAAACTTCATCGGATTATTGTCGAACTTCTGAAGCGCCTCGGGCCTTATAGCCTGGAGAGATCGGCCCATTACATAAAGGATATGGCGCAGCCGACTCCTCTCTTCGGCTGCAAACTTCTGCATCGCCTGCTTGTAGAAGTACTCCCAGCCGTCGCCGTCCAGCTTCGCTTTACGCGGAGCATGAAGGTTACGGACGGGGTGCTGGCTCAAATTACCTTTCGAGCCCTTCATGGTCGCGCGCCGTCTCTTCTCGATCTTCTTCGCGAGTGTCATCGGCGTTCATCGTCGTCTTTACTCAAAAGATAATAAAGAGCGAGCGCGGGTACACCGACAGCGCCAGCAGTAATAAAAGGGTGTCGTCCGGCAAAATCGATCGCACCGCCGAGTAACTCACCGGTTCTTCCAGGGATGGTCTCCCTGGTGCCGGCGGCCATACGTTGCGACAGCGGAACCTTCATATCAGTCGCGCCAAGCTCACCCGGCTGCCTACCAGGAATGAGTTCTCCAGGAGTGTCCGGGTCTTCTACCTGCTCCGGCCACGCCAAATTCTGATACTTCTCGGCGAGCGGTTTCCCCGCGAAATGGTACGTCCCCAGAGCTGCTCCGGTACCGCCTGTGCCAACCGTCAACGCCTTTCTCGCCTCAGGAGAAAGATTTTTGTAGCGCTCTATTCCGCCTCTTACCCCCCGACGCGCACCTCTCCAGGCCGCTCCGGGCGCTCCCTTGATGTCGTACTTGAGAATCGGCTCTATACGTTCTCTTGCGCCCTCACCCGCTCGTCCGAGTGTCCTGCGCAGTCTCGAAAATAACGCCATCGAAGGTATTCCTCGCTACGGAGGATAGCTTACACGCCCCCTGCCCCTTGTGAAAGGAGCATGTGTCCACCCTCCGAGCGGGCAGCACTCCGAATCTCCTCCATGCTCTTCGTCACAAGCGCATGCAGATCCTTATTCGACTCCCGCAGCGCCTTGAGCTCCTGCTTCCGAGTATACTCATCAAGACCCACCAGCTGCTGAGCGATCATTTCGGCCTGCTCGCCCATAGCCTCGAGACTCTGCGGGGTCGGGCCCATCTGCGGGAGGCCGCCGGCCGGAACGCCGCCCATCGGGGTGCCAGGAGGAGGCGGCTGCATCCCCCCGGCAGCAGCCCCCTGCTGCTGCATCGCCATCTGCGACGGAGTCGGGTGCGCCGACATGCCCTTCATGACACCCATCTCTTCACGATTCAGCTGACGCTCTTCCGCCTCACGCTGCAATCTCGCCACGTAGTCCTCGTGCGAGAAGACCTTCTTCACTTCCTCGTGCGCATCGATGCCGTACGGACGCAGCGCCGTCTCCGGGCTGAGCTGGTTCGCGGACATCAGCTGCAACAGTACCGCCTTACGCTCGAGATCATCAGCGATCGTGGTCTTCTGCATCTGAACGCGTGTATCCTCGAGGTTGTACACGCGCGAGAGCGTCGTGGTGACCCACTCGAGGAGGCGATTGTAGAAGCTCGGAATACCCTGCCAGAACGCTTCAAACATCCGAAGCGACATCGGCGCTGCCTGCGACTGCAGATTCATCTGATGATACTCGAGCGGCACGCCGAGCTGGTTCAGGTACTCCTGCTGACGGAACTTGATCTTATCAGCCGGCATGACGTCGCTGCCTTCGCCACCGAGGAACTGATAGTTTACCGGGTACGGCGACGTATGGTACGACGCCGGGTTCGCCCGGTGCTCCTGAACGATCGAACTCATCTTCGAGGCAAAGTTTTCAAGCCCTTGCGTCTGAAGCGGGTCAGTAGATCCGGACGTCTCAGCCGGGCTGATAAGCCGGATACCGAGCGTGTAATCGATCGCAACTGCCTGATCGAGCTTGTTGATCAATTGCTGAAGCCATGCGGTCCTGAAGTTCGAGATAGACCGGGGAATACCCCAGCCTCTCGTCTTGATCCCGGAGATATTAGGTTCGGCCTGATGGAAGACCATGTTATCTTCGAAACGAAGTCTCCCGTTGACAGCAACCGCCTCGAGAACCTCGAGCGGAGTCGTATCGACATGGATACGGGCTTTTCCGAGAATATCTCGACGGTCCTCCTCGGGAATCCTCCAGTAAATATCCTTCTTATGACTATGCCTGTTCCAGGCGATCTCAATATCAGAAGGATCGTAACGATTAATGCGGACCTTCCCGAGATCGCTATCACGACGATCGACTACTTCGTAAGGAGCACTATCGCCGCAACGCGGACAATCGGCACGGCGGCGCCAGATCAGATGCGGCGGTGATGCGGAAAACTGGAGATTATAGCTGAGTCGCTCGATAGGCTGCTCGAGTGCGCACCGCCTGCACCGCATGTAACGGCGGAACGGAAGGTAAAGCGTCGTAACCAGATTCCCATAGCAATTGCCGGTAAGTATCCCGTTTTCGATAACGAAAGAGTGTGTCTCGTGCTCGACACAGCAGTATACATCTTCGACGATGCCGGTCTCTTTCACGCTCTTCACGTGAATATATTTACCGTAATTGGTCGCTTTCCATTTGTCCTCGAACTTAGCTCGATGCCCTGAAAGAAGCAAATCTTCCGGCTGCATGAAACGCTTCAGAAGCGTCACGTAATGCATCGTGGTCTCACCAGACCTCTGCTCTCCGTCGTACTCAGGCAAAGTCCTTTCCTGAGTGTAACCACGGATCGGTCCTGCGACCATTCCGATACGCGGAAGCTGTTCGACTATCGATGCGAGCGTCTCTTTCGCCTCCTGAGTGAGAATAACACAACCATGCGTATCGACAGACCCGTCTGCCGCAAGAAATCCACTTACGAATCCGTACCAATACTCAGCACTCACTTCGGGATCCGGGAGCTGTTTATAATGAGCCGGAAGCCCGTGTATCTTAATAACGGCAGCTCCGTAACTGTACTCGTATTTACGCGGCTCCCCTCCGAACCCTTCGAAATAGGGGAGCAGTTCCGTCTTATCACCGTAGAAGTTCGCTACCGAGAACTGATTCTCTCGATGCTTGTTATAAGTAGATCCATCTCCAAAAACGAACCCGTGACGGACTCCTTCGGAATAACCGTTACCGCGCTCGGGACGCTCAGCTACGGTACGCTCTATACGCCGACCGGCCAGCTGGGTAGTCGGGACACGAATAGATCCACCGTTACTTTCAACGATCCACTGATGCTCGGGAGTAGCGAGCACGGTGCGCCCGTCACTAAACTCGACCTCCATAAGCTCCTGGATCCCGAACCGCTTGAACTTGGCCGGCCTATAGACACCGCCTTCTGACAAGACGTCTACTTCCTTCCCCTCAAGCTCGCAGATCTCATAGATCCCGTCGCGAGCCACCACCCGCGTATCGCCTCGGAAACACAGGTAGTCCATCGCCGCAGCCATAAGCTCAGCGCGGTAATCGAGGAACGGAAGGAAAAGGTCCTTCCAAACAGACTCCTCCCCCGGCTCAAGGTCAGGGAAGTCGATGGTCGTGACAAAATGTGCCGCGACGCGCTCCATCGCCGTTCTGAAGTTCCCATCCATGATCCACAAGTACTGGGCCCACCACATCACCAGTTCGTGGTTATCGGGCACCGCGACCGTCGAATAATCGAGCCACGGTGTCGGGAAGTTTCGGAAATTCGGCGTCAGCTGCTCGGCACCGAAGGGCTGGTTACTCATCGTCGGGATGAGCGAGCTATGAGTCGGGCTGAAAGCGAAATTGGAAGGCATGATTCTCGCTTATATAATTACGCAAGGTTATTCAGGACAGCGGGGCAGAACAACCAACAAAGCCGGCGCATTCCCGAACGCAGGGATATTGACTTCTGAACTGAATCCAAAACACCAGCATTCATACGAATTCCCATCATATTCGACCGTAATCGGGTTCTCTTTGCCGAGTGCCGGGGGCTCGAAGATATTCGATTCATCTTCGCCGGAATAGATAATCGCTACGATAGAGGGCGACACGGAGACGTAAAGTGCAGTCGTTCGCACCTTTCCCATCGTCGGGCTCGAGATCGCAAGACGTACCTTCTCAAGCGGCTTCGCGGCCGGATGACGTCCGACGAAATTCGTCGTTTTCCGCTCTCCGCCCTCGGGCTTCGAAGCTGCCCTCGGGGCCGCTTTGACCGGCGCGGGCTCCGGCGCTGGAGCTGGCCGAATATGCTCCTCTGACCGCTCCTCCTGCTTTCTCTCCTGCGCCTTCTGAACGTCCTCGGCCGTCTTCACGCGGTCGGGAACCCGGCTGAGCGCAGCTGGATCCTCTTTGATGCCACGCTTCAAAAGCTCCTCTGGAGGGTGCCTGACGTAAACGGCTTTATCATCGTTATTCGGCGCAGGTGCAGACCCGCCTCCGACCTCATCGAGATATTCTACCGGGGAATCCGGATCCTCACCTCGTATGACCTTGATCGCACTGCTTGTTGCTCCGGCGACCGCCGCGTTCTTCGGGAGCCCCTCGTTTCCTTCCACTTTCTGAGCCCTCGCTTTCGCCGGTAAACGGGAGAGGTCCTTACAGTAGCTGATACCCATGGAAGTGTTCCTCGTGGAACACTATCGCTGTTTCCTCAATTTTGCAAGAGCGGGTTAACTTCCGAGATCGAGCTCGAGAGCAAGTAGTCCCACATGAATCGGGCCCGATCGGCGTTCTGGTGATCAATGTCCCGAAACGGCTCGAATTTCGAGAGTTTAACCCAGTCTGGCTCTTCTGTCGTGAGAATCCAGTTCGACCGATCCTCGTAGAAAGCGACTGCTTCTGGCGTCGTGATCTTGAAAACCTCGACGATCGGCTTCTCGAGTACCGCCATTATCGCCGTGATCTTCGAAATCGAAGGCCCGTTGAACCGATCGATCGCATTGATGTAGAGATGTTCGCAGCGATCGGCGACTTTCGGAAGCGACTTATCAATGAGCGCATCAGCGCCATCGTAGGTATCAACGAGGCCGAAATCCCATTTATCGTATCGACGGGAAAGGTACGAACCTGCGTCGTCGATCACGATATTCAGTTGGCCGAGATTAATGTAATGGCCGATCAACGGATACGCCTTCAGCGCGAGTTGAACCACGTTCGGATCGATCTCAACGACGGTAAGATCAACGCCTGAAAAGTTCGCAAGCAACTGAACCGCACCTGCGCCGCTTCCAAGGCCAGTCATGAGTCCGCTTCCGGTCGGATTCATAACGCCTGCGATGAGCCAACCATAGTGATACGGCGAACTCGAAACCGGGCCAGGACCGGAGCGATCGGAGACGGAAGAGGCATCCGGAAAAAGATACGACCCACCTTGACGCTGATCGTTGATCAGCAACTCACGTGATCCGTCCGAATCACGAACCTCAATAGTCCCGAACAGCCCCTGGCGCCTCACTAAATGTCCCCTCGGTTGTAGAAAATTCTGGACGATTCATCGGCTCGTCCGTGACCGGCTCCTGCCGCTCCTCTTCGCGCTCCTTCTTCTTGCGCTTCAGGTAGCGAAGGATCGCGCGTGCACGTGCACGATCGAGCTGCCGATACGGCCGATTCTCAGCGATACCCATGCTTCCGTAGAACTGCTTCAGCGCCTCTTCAGGGTCGACTGTTTCGAACCCTTCGGGAACTTCTGGAACCTCGCCAATATGGAGGCCGACATCATATCCATGGAAGCCGGGTTCTTCGATACCAGTCGGAGGGATGAACGGGATACGCTCCTCGTAAGGAACAGGGCGGCCCGGCCCTTCCTGCGGAAGCTCGAACCGACGTCGACCAGTCGGACGTGCTACCAGCTTTCCCTCAGGGGTGAAAAGGATCTGTTCACGCCTCGGCATCAGCTGGACAACGTCAGCGGTTTTCTTCTCCTTGTTACGAGTCGCGTCCAAAAGACCAGCGTCTTCGAGCTTATCGTAGTAGTTCTTGTCTTCCTCGAGATGCTCACGCGCGATCTCTTCTGCCTCATCCAGATCGGACGTATGCTCCAGCTCCTCCTTCGTTCCGACGCGCAACTCTTCCTCGAGCGCCATAGCGGCAGCCTTTATCTGCATCAAAACAGTAAGCGAGCGAAGGGGCGACGGAACAGCTTCAGCTACTTTCCGGCGTATCCGTTCCTTCAATGACGCTTCTTTCTCGAGATCATTCTGGAGCGGCGGAACGATATTCGTCCCGATCGCAGGTGCGTTCGTCGACTTACCGACGTCTCCGGGCTCCGTCATCATCGATTCCGGAACACCATACTCTTCCCGCTCGTCCTGAAGCGTATCACCGGAACCACCGGAAGTAACAAGCTCGGGGGTACTCTGACGAAACGCTCCTGAATGCGTGATCGCCTGTGCAGCCTTGTAAGGCGCACCGACACCGCCTCCAGGAGCTGTCTGGGCTCGTGGCTGGACCTGCGCCCCCGGCTGTGCTTGCGGCGTGACCTGCTGACGCAGTTGATCAGCAAACGCTTCGTCGAAATCTTTTGGCGCTCCTGAAATCTGATATCTCGCTTCGGGAGTCGCTTGCTGAATCTGCTGCATCGGAGGTGGCGCCGGCTGCGCCGGGGCCTGTGCGTCACCGACCACTTCTTCCTGCTGCGTGATATCGTACTCCTGACCCTCTTTCACTTCATCGTAGAGCCACGGAGGCGGCAACATCCCCTTATCGAGATACTGCTGAGCCCGTTTGACCACGAAGTCCTCGAAACTGCTCGCACGTTTCATCGGCTTCATCCCCTCGTCTCGCTGCGCATTCTCTTTCGCTCGCGTTACGAGTTCACGTCGAATCTCGTTGTTCCGCCGGGCCCACTGCTGGCTCTCGTCTTCGATAAGCTCACCCAATCGATCGATGATCGTATCGAACGACTTGACTTCGAACTTCTCCTGGTCGTCATGCGTAACTCCAGCTTCTCCGGAATCGACGCCGAGAAAGAAGTACGTCCGTTCTCCATCGAACTTCGAATCGTCCCAAAAGTCATTTCCACTGTCTTCAGGCCAGACGGCTTCAACGATACCGGACTGGTCGACATTGATCGGGTGACGATTCGATTCCTCGATCGTCTCCCGAATAGCCGCATCGCGAGGCTCTTCACCGTCGTCGACACCACCACCAGGAAAGAGGAGGTAATCACCCTTATCAATCGCATAGACGCCGCCTTTCGTGAAAAGGATAAGTTCCGCTCTCGGTCGCATCTTATGCTGTGGCGCTGACGAATGATTATCGACTTCTGGTTCGCGCTCCTCACCGGCCTCCTTCTTGAAAGTAACATCCTTCGGCGCAACCAGCTTCTCCACTTGAGATCTGAACTCGTCCAAATCGATATCAATCGAAACAGAGTTCTTACCTTCGAACTTATCGCCTAACAGTTCCTTGAAGTAGGAACTGTTCTCGTCAGCCCAATCGAAGGCGTGATTACCTATGATGTAGGTGTAACTGTCGCGCCCTTTCGCTGCCTCCAACATGGTCATAAACCCCATGTCAAGCATCTCTCGTAACTTATTCTGCGAGAGGCCCTCAAAATTAACCCACTCGGTCAGCTTCCAACCCTCGCCCTCATTATCTAATGCGATGCAAAGCAGGTTACCGTCGTAATCATAAACGATCCAATCAATCTGTTTACCACCAGAAGGCGCTTTTTGCGCTTCGCCAGCGGTCTTCTGCTTCTCCTCGTTCGGAGCCCAGAATTTACACCATGCCTCCGGCTTAATATCGCCCTCGACCTTCGAACAGATGAACTGATTGCGGACTACCTTTTTGTACGCGAATTCACAATTGCCACACTTCTGATCGCCTTTCGGCTCTTCCTGATACTCAGCGTCCTCCTTCGACATCTTGTAATCAGGCGTCCCCTCCCCGAGCAGATAGTAAAGAAGTGGGCGATCACGATCCTCTGGGGGCATCGACCTGAAACGATCGATCTCCTGCTGTACGCCCGGAGGCGCGTCTTCACCGGCGTCGGGGTAAAGATTCTGAGCGATCTTTCCTTTTACCTTCTCGATGATTTCGGCAATCTTCGTACGCTCGCCGTCCTGTTGGTTATAAACAGGAAGGCCACCAGCATAACGCTCAGGCTTCCCGATTTGCCCCATCAACACCGCATTCGAAGCACGTACCGGCCGTCCACCGGTCGCTGTCGGATACTTCACGTCGTTTCGATAAAGACCAACGTCAGCTTTCGCGGCAGTTTTCTCGTTCTTCTTCTTTTTCCCTTCCATCCGCTCTTCCCACTCACGCATCTTTCGCTCAAGCTCAGTGTCCCGCAAATACTCGCGGATGCGATTGAAAATACCACCAGCAACCGCGCCTGCCGCGCCGCCAGCGAGACCCATCCGCACAGCTCCACCAGTTGCGCTCGGGTCCCCTTCGAACCCACGCCAACCGTAGGCCCCCTGGTGCCCGAGATACCCGCCGAGTGACGCGCCGCTGAGGCCGCCTTTGAGCGCCTCCATAGCGACGTCTGCCCAGAAACCGGCTACCTTCGGAAACTGCTTCTTGTTCTCCTCTCCCTCTTCTTCGGGCAATTTCTCGTACTCCTCATGCAGAGCTATAAAGGCCGGCGCTCGGAACGCGCCGGTACGCGGGAACTGATCCTGAGCTCGTATCCGAGCGACACGCCCGACAAACTCTTCAGGGTTCTTCCACATCTTACGGCGCATCTCTTCGGTGAAACCGGTTCCAACGCGTCCGACAGCCGGGCCATCCTCTTCGATCGAGTACTCGAAACCGCCAGCACCGGTACCTTCGAGACGTCCCGCCCCGGGAAAGATGTCGCGAATGACAACCTTCGCCTCCGGTGTACGCTTCACCTTCAGCGGCTTTCCTCCTTCTCTCGGGTGAAAGACGAGTCCCTCTCGTGTGTAGGGGCTTTTGCCTGCTTCGATTTCCTCCCAGAGCTTACGCATCTCCTCTGGTCTTTCAGCCATTCGAGGGAGGTGGAATTTGTCCTCCGGAAGTATCTTGAGCGCCTCCTCAAGGAGTTCTTTCCGAACGGGGTACGGCTTGTCTTCTTCTCCGAGGACGTCGAAGAGGGCGACTCTGAGGTCCACATCCTGCTCACCCATCTTACGAATCGCTTCAGCAAGCGACGCATTCAGTATCCCTCCCAATTCCTGCGGTGGGATCGCTTCACCTGTCGATTTCCGGACACCGTAGAGTTCTCCCTTCAGTATCCGTTTCTTCCACTCTTTCGGGACATCCGACTTCAGCGGAGTACCAGAGAGGCGGTGCGTATGAACGATCGGACGACCGGATTTCGATGCACGGTAGGAAATGATATCAATATCGTCATCTAAGAAACGGACGAGTGCAGAAGCGCCATCGATCTTCTCAGAAGCGAGATAGCGCTCATCGAACATCTTCTCGACTTCTTCAGCCGGCACTTTCGTGTATCTGATCTTCTTGTTCTCGACGATCTTCGTCGGTGTCGTATTGATCAGAAGCCAGTCACGATCGCCACCGAACCCCTTCGGTTTCACCAGCGTGAAATATTCCGGAAACTTCTTATGAGCAACTGCGAAGCTCACCTTATCGGGCTTCGCGTCGAGAATGAGTACCTCGCCACGATCGGCCTTCTTGACTTCGCCAGCCCCGTACCCGCTCGGAATACGTCCTTCGAACTCAGCATACGGAAGCGTATGTACCGGCTGCTGAACAGCGAGGTGACGCTTCCCTGGCTCGGGAAGTCCTTTCCTCGCCGCCCACGATAAAAGTCCCGTCTCAGGCGTTCCGAGCCGCACATCGTAGTGCGGGCCGGCTCGCTCGGCGAGATGCTGCTGCACGACCCACTCGGCAAGACCGGGTCGAAGGCGCGCGGGGTCGCCGAATTCTCCACGAGAAGGTATACCCGGAGCGTACTCGCCCACGCCTCACCCCGTAATCAGTCTTTATCTTTATCTCGTAGCAACCAGTACAACAGCCCAGCCGCTCCAAGTACACCTGCCCCTCCGAGTACCCACGGCGCATATCGTTTCACGCCTTCGGGAATGCCCGGAAGCTCGTGCTTCACCGTGAAGCCTTTCTCCAGCCCTTTTTCCAGGCTCTTTTTCATTCCCTCGGCCAGACTTTCCCCTCCCTCACCGGTCGTGAGGCGAAGAGGCACCCCCTCCTCCTGGTACTTCCGAGTTATCTCTTCGATATCGTCCCCAGCTTCTTCGATAAATTCAGAGGTCCGAGTAATCGCGCGTCCCGCAGGGAAAAGTGCGCCGATACCGGCTTTCCCACCCGCACCAAGCGTTACCGCCCGCGCACTCTGACGAGAGGCAAGCGGCTTCAGAGCAGCTTCGATATCCTCGACAGGAGTCTCGCGGCTAAGCCTACGTGTTACGCCGGAACTCGGATCGGTGTACTCGAACCCTTTTCTCCAGAGCGGGGTATCGAAGCTACCTTTTCGAGCCTGCCGAAGCGCCTCTCCAGGAGTGCCGCCCATATACGTGTGCCGAGCACCTCTCGTCCCGCCTGCCGCACCGAGAAGTGCGAGCGCACCGAGATCCAGAGGACTCTCAACGCCAGTAGCGTAACCACCACCAGCAAGAGTCCCTGCGCCCAGAAGCGGAGAGCCGATATCAACTGCCGCTCTTCTCAGGCCCCTCGCAAAGGCTGCGTTCTTAATGAGGAGATTTTTAAGCTGCGCTTTAGGACGCGGCGGAGCGCTTCTACGCATGGCCAAGGGACTTACTCAATGCATGAGAATACTGTCGATTAAACTCATTCGCTCTCGTAGCACCCCTATAAGCACCCAGACCAGCGCCCAGACCACCACCAGTAAGTGCTCCAACCCCAGTACCCTTCGCAATCGTATCAATAAACTCGGGGTCTCTGCCACGGGCCTTCTGAATAATGTAGTAGAGTAAACTCGCAGGAGCTCCGATCGCAGTACCAATGCCAGCACCTACAAGACCGCCACCAACGCCTCCAGAAATACCCCACTGAGTAGGAGAGAGCTGTGCTCTCTTGCGAAGAACTGACTTAAGCACTGTCGAGCCCTCTTTCTTCCAGGTCTCAGGGTCGCGATCCTCCTTATTCGCCGTCGCGTAGAACACTTCTTCAGCTTTCTGCTCAGAATCGTAGGTGTCCTTCATTGATTCTATAACCTTTTTGGAATCGCCCTTCAGCGGCATGGCTGCTCCTTTTTAGGGGATATTACATTCGAAAGGCTCAAAAACTAGGCCCGACCAGTCGGCCGGGCCTAGTTACCTCTCCATTCCCCCTGGAGAGCCAGCTTCAGCTACCAAGCTAGCGGATCTATTCTACCTCTTCTGGCTCCATTAGTCCAGCATCGACGTTGTGCTGGATTGTGTTCTCGCGAACACTGTTATAGGCCGCCTCCAGCTCCAACGCATACCGCATGAGAATCTGCTCACGCTCGCTGAGGTCCTCAGCGCCTCCAGGGATGGCTGGACGCTCGATTTTCGGGGGAACTGGCCACATCTCCGGCGCGGAAACGTAGCGCGTAAAACACCCGGAAAGCTGAAACGCAAAAGCGCAGACCAACGCGATCTTCACTGCGTTCATCGAGTCGCCCCTTCGTTCCAGGAGCTTACCGAGAGCTTCTTCTTCCGCGCCTCGAGGATCCGATCAGAGGCCTTCCTCGCCAGTTCACG